CAACAGATCATCAGTCATGGTGGACAGAAGTGGGAAGCCTCAGTTAATATTCCACCTGTTCACCGTGACCTAGCTGCACCTTGGAAGTCTATGCTAGTTGCTCTTAAGGGACCAACTGGTACATTCCTACTAGGAGACCCTGATTATGCTACACCACAGGGAAATGTAAGCTCTTGTACACTGTCTGGTGTTGCTGGTGATGAAACTCCTACGGTAGTTATGACAGGTAAACTTAAGGCTGGTGACTACATTCAACTTGGTTCAGGTTCTTCAGCTAGGTTACATCAAGTGCTTGAAGACCAAACAGGTAACGGTTCTTTAGAGATATGGCCCGCACTACGGTCTGATTATACTGGTGCTACAGTAACATTTAATAGTCCTAAGGGTGTCTTCCGCCTAGCTAATAACGTGACCACATGGTCAATCAACAATGCATCTGTCTACGGTATCTCTTTTGAAGCCGTTGAAGCTATCACTTAAGGAATAGAAATACTATGGCTGACCAAAAAATATCAGAACTTACTAATATCACTGGGGCTAATCTTGCAAATGCTGATGAATTTGTCGTTGTTGATATATCCGCAGACCAAACTAAAGCTATTACCTTCGGTGAGCTAAAGAATGCCTTTGATACCTCTACAGGTTTTGTTCGTGTTACTGGCGATACTATGACTGGCAACTTGTCCTTCGGCGACCTCGACAAAGCCATCTTTGGCGCTGGCAATGACTTGCAGATTTACCATGATGGCAACAACAGCCTTATTGACGAAGTTGGCACGGGCAATTTGTATCTTCGCAGTTCTAACCTCTACATTCAGAACATAGACAGCGATCCAGACGAGATGATGATTGCTGCAGTAGCCAACGGCGCAGTTACACTCAGTCATAATGGCTCCGCAAAGATCGCCACAAGCGCCTCTGGTATTGACGTAACTGGCTCAATAAACGCTGGTGACATCACTTCAACAGGTAACCTTTCTTCAAACAAGGCCGCTGGTTACGGTTCTGTAGAAGTTGGTGGACCGTCTGGTGGCCTAATCGACCTCAAAGCCCCGTTCTCTGACGACTACGACGCACGTGTTATTTACACCGCTGGTGCTGATCTGCAGATTATTACACTAGCCGCTGGTGAGCCTATCCTTCTGCGGCAGGGTAATGCAACCAAACTCGCCACCACAGCCACAGGTGTTGACGTAACTGGCACAGTGACGGCTGATGGGCTGACTGTGGATGGTAACGTGCTTGTGGGTAAGACTTCTGCTAACTTCGCCAGCGCAGGTGTTCAGCTTCTACCTGCAACAGCTTCCTCTTTCACGCAAGATGGTGTGCAGCCGCTGGTCCTTAACCGACTGACCTCGGATGGTGATATTCTCAAGCTATTTAAAGACGGCGTCACGGTTGGCAGTGTATCTGTTACGGCATCAGCCACAGCCTACAACACATCCTCAGACTACCGCCTCAAGGAGAACATCACGCCAGTCCAAGGCGCTGCTGACATCGTTAAAGCAATGCAGCCTGTCACTTACACATTCAAGTCTGATGGTTCTTGGCACGATGGTTTCCTCGCTCACGAACTACAAGAGTTACACCCACGTGCAGTTACTGGCGAGAAGGATGCAGTGAAGGATGAGGAGTACGAAGTTACTCCAGCAGTAGAAGCTACATTCGATGCAGAAGGCGTAGAGTTAACACCTGCTGTTTTTGCTGTCATGGGTACTCGCAGTGTCCCTGACTATCAGGGCGTTGACTACTCGAAGCTAACACCAATCCTCACCGCAGCCCTTCAGGAGGCACTCAACAAGATTGATGCACTTGAGGCCCGTCTAGCTGCGGCAAACATTTAAACCCAGTGTCAGCATCTGGAACGCCTTGGTAAACTGACTACTTCCCGACAACCCTTACATTAAGGAATAATAACATATGTCCCGTGATCTTGATCCAAGTACTATAGACGCAATCTCTCAAGATGTGGTTCGTCCCTTCTTTGCTGTTGAACTAAAGTTTGATGGCGATGAAACTCTGCGTATGTGGACAGGTCAGGGGACACTTGTTCTTGATGATGGGACTGAGTGGATTGGTGCTGGTAACCTTCTAAGTATCTCAGATATTGAAGAAACTGCTGAGATGTCCGTTAGAGGGGCTACTATCACGTTAAGCGGTGTCCCATCAGAAGTCCTATCCTTAGCCCTCAGTGAGCCTTATCAGGGCCGTGTGTGCAACATCTACTTTGGTACATTCTCCTCTGGGTCGTTGCTTAAGGAAACTGGTAACTATATCCTTTTGCAGGACGGCAGTCGTATCAATGTAGAGACTGGTGAGAAAGGTTTTAACCAGTTGTTCTCAGGCTACATGGACCAGATGAACATTGAGGATGGTCCTGAGACAGCTACTATTGAGCTTAAGGTTGAGAACAGACTGATTGATCTTGAAAGGGCTAGGGTAGCACGTTTTACCTCTGCCTATCAGAAGAGTGTTTATTCTGGCGACAGAGGGTTAAACTTCCTCGAAGATATGCAGGATAGGCCCCTAACTTGGGGTAAGAAAAGTGCCTCTTAAATATCAACAAGAGTTTCTAGACGGCTTTATACCAGACGCCTCTGATCTGATAAAAAGAGATTGGTTAGAGGTGCAGCACAACTCTAGTACCACTAAGTTAGACCCAGACTGGGGTATATACAAATCTCTAGAAAAACAGGGTTTGTTGTATGTGTTTACTTGTAGAGACGACAATACCCTTGTTGGCTACTTTACAGCTTTAATTGTACCAAACCTTCACTCTAAAGGCCAATTCAAAGTTATGAACGATGCGATATTTTTAGATAAGCCTTATAGAAAAGGTTTTGCTGGGGTCCGTTTAATAAAGTTTGCTGAAGATTGTATCAAGCAGGATGGCCACTCAACACTTCTTATAAACACTACAGAACTTAACCCAATAGACAAACTGATGGGTAGACTTGGTTATACAAAAGTCGTAACTTCGTTTGAAAAGGAATTGTAACTATGCCATCAACCGTAGGGTTTTACATTTTAACCCAAGTAGGCGCAACAGCCCTTGCCGCATCAGCTACAGCAACATATTTAGTTGGTTTAGCTGTTACATCTTTTGTGACCAACACACTTATCGGGGCTTTATCCCCTAAGCCTTCCCTCGCAGGTTCAGACCGTGGATATCAGACCAACACTAGTGGTACAGCCCTAGATCACCAGATTGTTTATGGTGAAGTCAAAGTTGGTGGTGCTATTCTCTTTGATGAGACTACAGGTTCCAACAACAAGTATCTACACCGTATTATTGGTGTCGCTGGTCACGAGATTGAATCCTTTGAGGACATTTACCTTAATGATGAGATTGTCACGCTTAATGAGTATGGGTATGTAATTAGTCCCTCTCAATACTCAAGGGAAGCAAAACCCTCGGACCTTGTGAACCAACCAAACGCAGTTTATGATAATAAATGTTCTCTTGTTCGTGTTAATACACATCTTGGTTCTCCTGACCAGTCGGCTGATGGTGCTTTGATCCTTGCTTCAAGTAAGTGGACAAATGAGCATAGGCTTCGTGGTATTGCCTATATGTATATCCAAATGGAATATGACCAAGATTCTTTTCCAAATGGCATTCCAGTCTTTACAGCAACAGTAAAAGGCAAGAAGGTCAAGAATCCATCTACAGGACTTACGGCTTGGTCTGATAACCCTGCCCTGTGCCTACGGGACTACCTTACTACTACAGGCTACGGGCTTGGTGAGATAGAAGCTAACATTGATGATGACTTGGTTAATGCTGCTGTAGCGGTTTGTAATGAGACAGATACCATTGCTGGTACAAAGCGTTATACTTGTAACGGTTCCTTTACTACAGGTTCAACTCCATACGATACAATCAGTAATTTGCTCACCTCTATGGGCGGTACAATGTGGTATGCTCAAGGTAAATGGCGTATGAAGCCAGCTTACTGGACTGAACCTGTCATGGACCTCAATGAAGATGACTTCCGTTCTAGTGTGGCTGTATCAACTCGTCACTCTCGCAGGGACAACTTCAATACTATTAAAGGTACTTTCCGTGGTGAAGAAACTAATTGGCAGGTAACAGACTACCCACAAAGGACTAAAGCTGCCTTTGTTACCGCTGATGGTGGTCAGGAATCTGTAGCTGATGTCAACTTGTCGTTCACAGACACTTCTATCGGAGCTCGTCGTCTAGCCCTAATCACACTTGAGCGTAATCGTCAACAACTTACTATCAATGCCTCCTTTGGTCTTCGTACCTTGGGTCTACAGGTTGGCGACAATGTTAGGATCACTAAC